GCAGATTCAACTGGATTCCCAGCGGTATTATTGCTAGGCGGAATGTAGACTCCTCTAATGAGAGTTAACGAGTTTTTCAATAAGGTCGTGGTGATAAACCTAGACCGCAGAACAGATCGTATGCAGCAGTTAGATGCTCAGCTTAAAGAGTTGGGTATTGAGTACGAACGCTTTTCGGCAGTAGATGCAGTAGAGATGGGGATAGATCCTATCCAAGCCTGCAGACAAAGCCATATACAGGTGTTAGAACAAAGCGAAGGACTAACGCTCATCCTTGAAGATGATGCGTTGTTTATGGAGAACTTTGCCGAACGCTTTGACAACTTTATAGAACTACTACCTGAAGACTGGGACATCTTTTACCTAGGTGCGGTCTTGCTTAACAGCGAGAACTGCAACTGGATGATGGTCCGGGCGATGGACACATCTTCCCTACACGCTTACTGCATCAATCCTAAGTTTAAGGATAAAGCACTAGCACAAGCCAGAACATACCCTGAGCATATTGACGTTGCTTACCGTTTAATCCACAGACAGTGCAAAGCATACGCTGCTAAGCACGCATTGGTGAAACAGTATCCAAGCTACTCAGACTTAATGTTAAAAGATGTTGACTATCTAAGTTGGTACAAATGAAAATAGCTATCTATACGATTTCAAAGAATGAGGAAAAACACGTTGAGCGCTGGTATGAATCAACCAAAGAGGCTGATTACCACATCATCGCAGACACAGGCTCAACAGATAGAACAGTTGAGATTGCTAGATCTCTTGGTATCACGGTTATCCCAATCCATATTTTCCCATTTAGGTTTGATGACGCGAGAAACGCATCGCTTGCCGTAGTACCTAAAGATGCTGACTACTGCGTAGCACTTGATATGGATGAAGTGCTTACACCTGGTTGGCGTGAACACTTAGAGGCAGCTTTTGCTAGAGGTCTTGACAGACCAACATACCGACGCATTGAAGCGTTCAATGAAGATGGCTCAGTAGCCTCAGAGTTTAATGGATTCAAAGTACATAGGCGAGATGGTATTCGCTGGCACTATCCAATTCACGAAGTACCTCACTGGTACGAAGAACGTGAAGAGGTTAAAGACTTTATCCAAGGCTTTGAAACTCACCACTTGCAAGATAGAACAAAGTCTCGTGGTCAATACCTGCCAATGCTTGAGATGGCAGTACGTGAGAATCCTGATGCACGCAATCTGTACTACTTAGGTAGAGAACAGTCTTACCATCAGCAACACGAACAGTCTGCTGAGTCGTTAAAGAAGTACCTAGAGTTAAGTATCTTTCCGGAGGAACGTTCAGCTGCCTGTCGCATCTTATCTAAGTGCGAACCAGATAATGCTGAAGAGTGGCTGATGAAAGGCACAGAAGAGTTTGCAAGTAGAGAGTCAATCCTAGCCCTTGCAAACTATTACTACACCCAAGCAATGTGGGATGAATGCTTGTTAGTTGCAGAGAAGGCACTTGTCTTTAATGAAAAACCAACACAGTTCCTTGCAGAATCTTGGGCGTGGGGACCGATGGCTTATGACCTAGCAGCGATTAGTTGCTGGCAATTAGGCAAATGGAAGATGGCACTTAAGTACGGTAAAGAAGCAGTAAAGATAAGTCCAAACGATGAACGCCTGTTAAACAACTTAGCGTTCTATAAGGAGAAGAATGGCAAGCACACTAAATGATATGATTATGGAAGTTCGATCTTCCCTTGCAGGTTTTACCCTGCGCCAAGATCGTATCTCTTATCTTGTTAATGCTTTAACGACTACAGATACAGCCATTCAGATTGGCTCATCTTCTAACCTAGCAAAAGGTATCATCGAAATTGATGATGAACTTATCTGGGTAGATAACTTCAATAAGACCAACAACACAATGAACGCAGCTCCTGGCTTTGGTCGTGGCTATCAAGGTACCTCACCTTCACCACACGCAGTTAACTCACAGGTTATCTTGACACCAACCTACCCACGCACCAACATCAAGCAGGCTATCAACGACACTATCCAGTCTGTATATCCTAAGCTCTGGGCAGTTGCTTCATACACATTTACTTTTAACGCAAGCCAGACAACATACCCACTACCAGATGATGTACAGAATGTACTGTATATGTCTTGGCAGACAACAGGTTCTAGCCGTGAGTGGCTACCGTTGAAGAAGTGGCGTGCAGACCTTATGGCTAACGTTGCAACATTTAACACACAAAAGACTATTAACATCTACGACAACATCCAACCAGGACGTACTGTTCAGGTTTGGTATGCAGCTTCACCTGAACCAATGACATCTGGTACAGATGACTTTGCAACAATTACAGGATTGCCTGAGTCTTGCCGAGATGTAATCGTCTATGGCGCAGCCTATCGTCTGCTGTCCTTCATCGATCCTGGTCGTATCAACTTGACCAGTGCTGAGTCTGACCTTGCAGATAGCAAGGTTCCGGGGGCAGCTGGTTCTAGCAACTCCCGTTACATCTATGCGCTGTATCAACAGCGCTTGCAGGATGAGTCACTTAAACTATCTGACAAGTTCCCAATTCGTATCCACTTCACCCGTTAAAGATAAGGCAGCATAAATGAGAGAATACTCAAGTACTAGCGTTGCAACAACGCTTGCTTCTGGCATCAATGATATAGCTACAACGCTTACGCTAGCGACAGGTACCGGTACTGCCTTTATGGGTGGCATCACTCTTGCTCCAGGTAACGTGGACCAGTTCACTGCTGCCTTAGATGTTGATACACAGAACGAAGAGATTATCTTTGTTACTGGTCGAAGCGGTGACGTGCTGACAGTAATACGTGGTCAGGCTGGAACTACCAATATTACTCACACAGCAGGTGCATCTATTAAGCACGTACTGACCAGTAATGACTTGATCTACTTTAACAATGCTATTCAAAGCACAGTAGCAGCTCCTGGTACACCAACTATTGACGGAGGAACTCCGTAAATGACACAACTAAATACATCAGCAACTAACAAAGAAGGAAATAACTAATGCCTGTACAAACGCAACTTCAGCAAAGACGCGGTACTGCTGCATCCTGGACTTCCACCAACCCAACATTGGCTGCTGGTGAGATCGGGTTTGAGTCAGATACTGGAAAGTTTAAGATTGGCAACGGCTCTACAGCTTGGGCATCACTAGCCTATGCAACCAACGGTGCTGTTGTCTCACCACTAACAACCAAGGGTGATCTATTCACCTACTCGACTACCAACGCAAGGCTAGCTGTCGGCAACAACGGCGAAAGTCTCGTAGCCGATAGTTCCACATCAACAGGATTGCGCTATCAAGGCAATTTTGCAGCGGGTCTTAATAAAATTATTAACGGTGATTTCAACATAAATCAACGCGGGTTTACAACTGGAACAACTAACTCTACTTTTGTTTTTGACCGCTTTCGTATGTTTAACGGCGATGGAACAGTTACGGGAACTGCCCAAACTTTTACCGCTGGAACTGCACCAGTATCAGGATACGAAGCCAAAAACTATTTTAGTTTACAATCAACAGGACAAACAACAACTACCGCAAACTCACGTTTAGCACAAGACATTGAAAGCGTCAGAACGCTTGCTGGTCAGACTGCGACAGTTTCATTTTGGGCAAAGGCAGCAAGCGGCACACCAAAAATTGCCGTAGAACTAGCACAAGAGTTTGGTTCAGGAGGTTCATCTGCCGTAAATACTTATGCTGGACAAGTAACGCTTTCAACATCTTGGGCGCGTTATTCAGTAACGGTTGCAGTACCTAGTATTTCAGGCAAAACAATCGGCACAGGTGATTTTTTGCGTTTGGCTTTATGGGCATCTGCTGGAAGTGCTTTTGATTCACGAACTGGAACGCTTGGTATTCAGACAAACACTATAGATTTCTGGGGAGTACAGGTACAAAATGGAAATGTCGCCACCGCTTTCCAAACTGCAACTGGAACACTTCAAGGGGAATTAGCCGCTTGCCAGCGTTATTACTGGCGCAATACTGGTGGAAATGGTAACTATGCTCCATATGGTAACGGTTCTTATGTTAATGCTACCAACGCAGAGGTTATAGTTAATTTTCCAACAACAATGAGAACAAGTCCCAGCACAGTTGAATTCTCAACTTTGGCAACAAGTGATACAGCAACCGTTAGTGCTGTCACAACATTGACATTAAATTATAGTAGTCCAAATGCTGCAATGATTTATCCAGTTGTAGCAGCTGGTGGAGTACAGTATAGAAGTTGCAAATTAGTAAATAACAATAATAGTACTACTGCATATCTCGGTTTTAGTGCGGAATTATAGGAGATGACAATGGATAAAGTAACTTTTATTAAAGTCTCAGGTATTGACGGCGTAGAAGTAGAACACGCAATAATTGACCACGGCAACGAACAATTTACTTCAATGCCTAAAGTGGTCTACGAGGCGCAACAGGTGGAACATTTGACGGAGATTCCTACCAACTAGGTGCTAAGATCTGCCTATGGAACTTATCCCGCTAGAGCAGATCGAAGAGCAGCTACACAACCGGTATAGAACCTCTGGATTCTCGGAGCTGCTGTTCAAGAACGATAGACGCTTGATTCGTGCGCTTGGAGTACACCCTGCCTTGGCAACCTATGAGGATGTCGAGCGTATTGTGCTCCAAGTCACGAAGCAGTCTACCCGTGCTACTTATGTAGCAAGGTTTAGAAGCATCTATAAAGCTCTGAACAAGATGAACCTAGTCAATGGTAACAACCCCGCTGCTGACCTGCCTACGGTCAAGCCAGGACGTGGTGTTCCTAAGCCTGTAACCAAGGCTGAGTATGCCAAGTTACTTGCAGAGGCTAAGCCTTTGTATAGGGACTGGTTCATACTAGGCGGTATGGCGGGCCTACGGGCTATGGAGGCTGCTCAGGTACGTGGCTCTGACCTGATTGAACACGAAGAAGGGTACTCATTACGAGTACTAGGTAAGGGTGGGACAGATCTAATAATCCCACTGGCACCTAGAGTAGCTGAGATGATTAAGTCTCATAACACCTTGGACAGACTCTGGCAGGTAACTCCCAACAAGTTCTCAACTAGAGCAGCCAATGAGATGCGTCGCATCTTAGGTCCTAATGCCAAGCACTTTCACAGCCTTCGACATTACTTCGCAACAACAATGCTTGAGAAATCAGGCGGAGATCTGATTGCAGTTAAAGAACTTATGCGCCACACAAGCGTAGCAACAACCCAGATTTATACCCAGTTAGCACAAGGGCGCACTAGATCGCTGGTGAACCTTCTAGAATAAGGAGTAAGTAGATGCCATACGGCGATGATATTACCGAGGGAATACCCTATCCATTATCTAACCCTGCAGGATCTACTAACTACATCGCAACAGGCTACGCCTACGACATTGCTATTGCAGGCTTGCCGTTCTTTATCTCGCCTTTAGATGACTCGCCTTATCGTCGAGTAACAGCTCAGTATCGTAAGCAACAGATTGACCAGTCACGTGAACCAGGTGAGCAGACACTGACTGGTTGGTGGCTACGCAGTCAATCATCATTTCACTACGGACAAGGCATCAAGTTCTTTGAACCTATCCAAGATGAGTCGCTTCGCTTTCAGTACACAGACTCTAAGGGTGTTGATGTATGGACTAGAGGTCAGGCAACACTGCTGAAGTCTTGCAACAGCCAGCACCTGACAACAGGTGGCATCAGAACAGACAAGCGCCCTTGGCAGATGATGCGTTCTATCCAGTGGGATAAGGACAGCATCACCTACAACGGTGTGCTTCTATCTGATGAGTACGACGTAGACAAGATCTTCCCAGCTATTACTGTATCTATTAACAACAAGGCTTTGACTTCTAACGTAGCAACTTTGACAACTACAATTGCTCACGGTCTATCTACTGGAATGATGATTACCATTACCGGTGTAGATGCAACCTTTAACGGTACATACCGCATCACTGCTGTGCCTACAACTACTAGCTTTACCTACGCTAAGACTGCAACTAACGTTGCATCAACTGCTGTAAATCCAGTCGGTACAGGTGTGGCAGATGTTATCCACTTCCTTGACTACAACTCAGGTGCTGACTATCCAGTCTATGCAATCTGTGATGATGGAGTCTATGCGTACTGGGTAACCAACAACACTACCAGCGGTAAGTTGGAAGTATTGAAGAAGCCATTGACTGGTGACTCAACTACCTCTGAGACTCCTATGTTCACATCTCCTGGTATCACAGTTACCAACGCTGTTATGGAGTACACCAAAGAGCGTATCATTATGTGCGTTAACGACTCTGTCTATGAGTTCCCGACTAACCAAGCAACTATGCCTAGTTACGTTTACCAGCACAAAGATCCAGACCACGTATTTACCAGCATTACATCTAGCGGTACTGCTGTCTATATCTCAGGCTATAGCGGTATCCAGTCAAACATCTACAAGTTCACACTTGACACAGATGGAACACTACCTACTTTGACATCTGCAATTACTGCAGCTGAACTACCAGTAGGTGAGACTACATTTAAGATCTCGTTCTACTTAGACTATATGTGCATCGGTACTAACCAAGGTGCACGTATTGCTCAGGTATCAGCAATTGATGGCTCTATCGCCTACGGCCCACTGCTATTTGAAACAACTCAGCCAGTCTATGACTTTGCTTTCAGAGACAAGTTTGTCTGGGCTGCAACTAGCGTTGAAGGTCAAGCAGGTGTAACACGTATCAACCTAGGTCAAGAGATTGCACAGTTAATCTTTGCCTATGCTTGGGACTTGTATGACCCAGCAGATACTTTAGGTCACTACACAACAGCATCTGCCTTTATGGGAGATACCAACCGCCTTGCATTCTGCAACGCTGGCGATGGCGTAGATGGAACTATCTACGTAGAGTCAGAGACAGAGTTAATAGCAAGCGGAAGTTTGCGTACAGGTTTTATTCGTTACAACACACTTGAAGGCAAGATCTTTAAAATGCTTGCTGCTCGTATCAACACAGCACACGGTGCCTTTGACATAGAGTCAATCAACGCAGGTGGTGGTTCTTACGACATCGGTACATTCTCTCAAGGACAGACTGTTCCTGAGATAAATGTGAACTACCCAATCGGTGCTCAAGAGTATCTTGGTTTCAGATTTACTATGTACCGCGATACAAACGATTCATCACAGGGACCTTTGTTTACTGGTTACCAGATCAAAGCGTTACCTGCTATCCCACGTCAGCGACTCATCCA